CCATATCGAGCAACGCCTTTCAAGAAAATAACTTACTTAATGGTGTGCGCCGCCTTACAGAAATCGAATGCGAACGTCTGCAAGGTTTTCCCGACAACTGGACACAATATGGCGATTATAACGGGAGAATAAGGCGTATCTCAAAAACACAACGTTACAAGCTAATCGGCAACGCTGTAACTGTGGATATAGTAGAATTAATAGCTAAACGATTAAAATTTTTAGTAGATGAATTTACACCTTACACTCAAGAAAAACTGGTTTGACCTTATTCTCTCAGGAGAGAAGAAGGAGGAATACCGAGAGATCAAGCCTTACTGGGAAAAGCGGCTTATCGGAAAGAAATATGACAGGATCATCTTTCGCAATGGGTATGGGAAGAACGCGCCATGGTTTGCTATTGAACTGAAAGGGATCACCCAAGGCACAGGAAAGAGTGAATGGGGTGCAGAAGAAGGGAAGCGGTACTTTGTACTTAGTTTAGGAGAAATAATTTTTAACAAATAAGAAGAGGATGAAAATATACATATCAGGAAAGATAACAGACACGGATATTGAGCAGACACGGGAGAAGTTCCACGAGGCATGTCAGTACTTGATTGCGATGGGGCAAACTCCTGTTTCTCCTCTTGAGAATGGGCTGCCCATTGATAGCCCTTGGGAACAGCACATGCTCAGAGATATAGAACTCCTTATGGGGTGTGGGGGTATATTCCTCCTCCCTGACTGGAAGGAAAGCCGAGGAGCTCGTATCGAGCATGCTGTCGCTAAGGAATTAGGATTACTGATTCTATCCATGTCATAACTAAACAATAATAGGAAGGAGGTAAAAATCATGAATAACAATCCACATCCACTAAGTAGGCAATTGGGGGAAGAGCTTTCTCAATGGCTCGTTGAGGTAGCTGAAAAGATCTCAGCAGAGAAGAATTTTCAAAAAAGGCTATCAAGATTCCCAAAAGAGATAAAAAAAGCTAAGCTCTTAGATTCAGATGATCAGGAGTTTTTAGAAGAGATTTTTGATTACATGCTGGATCTATCATTTATTGTGAAAGAGAATAAAGAGGAGTTAGCGGATATCTATGAGGCTTACAATGGATTGTAAGCGGTTACCTGCTTAAAGCGTCCTTTCCTGAATGAGAAAGGGCGCTTATCTTTGCCTATAATCTAAAAAAAATGAGTTACGAATTATGTAATATAGGGGAGGATTTCACGCGGGAGATCCGCCATGTGCTGCTCTTTGACGCGGCGAGTTTTACCTTTAACCAGAATCTGAGGGCGCTCACCCCCGATCCGAATGCTGCCCTTGTAAAACTCCGAGTGGCTCACCCCAGCGGCTATAGCCGTAAGATAAGCCTCAAGGAACAAAATCATAATGACTACTTCGATATGAAGGTTACCTTTCCTGTGTATGAGCTGAGCAAGGAGGTGCGGCTGAAGCTAATCTCTATGCACAAAAAGCGCAAGTATGTGGTGGCATTGGTATCGGCTCAGGAGATGCTCGTGGTGGGTAACCATAGGGAACCCTTTAGTCTTACCATAGATGACAATATCGTGGATAACGGTACGGGGAAGGATCTATTTACCATTAGTCTAACGGGGCAAACGATCATCTTCCCTACTCTGGGGAAAATAACCGAGAAATTCCGAGTATTATTGTTCTTGCCACCAACCAATTAAGAAATGAGGGAATTAATCATTGTTGGCATTAATCATTATAAAAGCTGTCCTTTGGGGTGTGTAAGGGGTATATTACCTTTGCCGTAAATAAATACTAACCACAAATCTCTAACAACTTAAAAAAAATGATCCTATCAATAGAAAAAGAATACCTATTCTCCATCATTCCTGCGCTTGTAAAGGGTTTTAAGGACAATACTTTTGCGGCTTCTGAGAAGTTGGAGGAGGATTACGAGGCTAAGCTGGAGGTGCAGGCGCGTAGCGGGAGTGCCAGCGGGCGGGATGCTTTCCCCGTGGTGGTGGATATATACGGGGCGATCGTCAAGCATACGTCCTATGACTATATAGGTACTCAGAGCTATGGGCGCTACCTTCGGCAGTTGGACGCACACCCAAGCGTATCGGCTATCATCTTGGATATAAACAGCGGCGGGGGTATGGTCTCAGGAACGGCGGAGCTTGCCCACATCATCAGGGGGATAGAAAAGCCAATCGTAGCCTATACCAATGGGTATATGTGTAGTGCGGCCTATTGGATTGCGGCGGCCTGCGATAAGGTAGTCAGTAGCCCCTTTGCCGATGCGATAGGAAGCATTGGCACTATGCTACATACGCAAGACTACTCGCAGATGTTCGAGAAGTGGGGCGCCAAGATCTATGAAGTGTATGCCCCTGAGAGCAGCGAAAAGAACAAGCTATGGCGGGACTTGGTGGCAGGTGATGATACCTTGGCCAAGGAGCGCCTCAGCGAGCTGGCTAAGGGCTTTATTAGCTCCGTGCAGGCGTACCGATCAGCCATCAAGGACGATGGGCGTGTATTCAAGGGGGCTGTATATACCCCTAAGGGCGCGCTGGAGGTAGGCCTTGTAGATGAAATAATGAGTTTGGAAACTTTAATAAACGAGATATGAAATACGTATTGTTATCGGCGCTCTTAGGGAGTGCCTTAGAGGAAAAAAAGCCGCTCTTTGGAGGTGAGGCGTATGTAAGCCTTACCGCTTCGCAGCTGGCAAAGGTGGAGGCAGCCCTTGCAGAGAAGAAAGAAGCTGCGACTGCGGAGCAAGTGGCCGCCCTTGAGCAGGAGATTGCCTCGCTGAAGGCTGAAAAAGAAAAAGTCGCCACAGAAGGAAAGGCGCTGAGTGAAGCCCTTGGCGAGGCAATGGCACTGAATGACCTTAAGAGTAATGGGGACGCGATCGCTGACATTGCTACCCTTGGGAAGACTTGCAAGGAGTACGGGGAGAAACGCCCAGTACATACCCTGCCAAGCAATGACGGGCGCGAACAGCAGAGCGGGGACGAGGTAGTGCGAATGGAAGATGCACACAATCAGCTGTAAGAACGATTTAGAATAACAACTTAAAAGTAAGAATATGGCAAGAAATATTGACATTGAACAAATCAAAAATGAGTTGGTTCGTTATGGAAAGAAAAATCCTTTTGAGCTACAAGCGGCGATTCTTTCGGATAAAATCCTACTGAACCAATTTGCTAAGACTTTGCCAAAGGTCAAAGGGGAGTATCATATCCCTTATGTACTAATGACGAACGTGGTGCAAGCCTTTTCGGACACTTGGACTCCGTATGGTAAGGTTTCTTTTGGCAAGAAATTGCTTAAGAACTTCCAACAGAAAATGAACTTTCAGATCAACCCATACGAGGTGTATGATAGCTGGGTGGAGGAGCTGTACGAAGAGGAGAAGAAACCCAATGAGATGCCTATCAGCAAGTACATCATGCGTATGGCGCAGGATAAGATCATCTCCGACTTGAATGTGGTTTCAGTTGTAGGGAAGTACGATTCTACTCAGGTAGGGAGCACTACTCCTGACTACACCAAGACCATGGATGGGATCAATGAGGTAGTTACCAGAGCCGTGGCGGATACAGAAAACCCCGTTTTCTTGATCCCCGTGGATTCCTCCGCTACCATAGTGGATAGGGTAACGAAGTTTGAAAAAGGCTTGCCTGACCAAGGGAAAGTAAGCACTATCTTCCTCTCCTTGGAAGAGTTCAACGATTATGTAGAGGCTCGTGAGACCCCTGCCAACCAGTACATAGACTTCAAGGATCCACAGCGTGGAAAAACGAAGTTTGGCCGTACCATAGTGGGCGTACCAGGACTGAAGAAAGGGCGTATCATAGCGTGGTACGATGGGAACTTCTTCCGCTTGTACGATCGCAAAGACAATCCCGCACTATTGGACGATGTGCAGGTACAGGACTATGTAGTGAAGCTCTTCTCTCAGTGGCACTTGGGCTACGATTTTGCGGTGAACCAGTACCTATTCGTAGAGACTGCCGATGCCAGCAAGCACAGAGGATTGAACAATGATTCACAAAACAAGCTGTTCTATCCAAACCTATTTTTATAATTAAATAGATAATATATGGCAAAAGATAATAATGATAACAGAGAACTGACCCTTGAGGAGCGCGAGGCGCTCCTTGAGGATCGCTCTTCGGAGCTGAGCGCCCGCGAAGCAGCTGTGGATCGCAAGGAATCAGAACTGAATGACATCGGTACGGAACTGGAGGCACGAGAAAAAGCCCTTGACCAAAGAGAGCAGGCCCTTGACGAAAGGGAAAAAGCCCTTGCCTTGAGAGAAGCAACCCAAGAGGGTGCAGGCGCCCCTGAGGTATCAGAGGAAAAGAGAGAGGGGCATGCCTTTTCTTTCCGTGGAAAGCAGTACCAGTTTGCAGACGATGCGCCCTTGCAGATCCTATTCGGTGGGGAGCGCTACACTCAGGAAGAGTTGGCCGCAGACGAGGAAGCACTCGTGCAGCTCATAGGCGGGGGAAGCGCTCTTATTGTAAAGAGTGAAGAGTAAAAAACGAATAAACTTAAAAGATAAAAGAAATGGCTACAAATTGTTTTGATAATGCTCCTTTTGAGAGCTTGGACAGCTGTCCAAACGACGAGGTGAGCGGGGGTATCAGTACGCGTGTGCTGTATGCGCCTACGGCCTTCCTCGACAAGTGTGTCCTCCCTCCTAATACGGGGGAGCTGGGCAAGGCTAACACCATAGAGGAAGGAAACCTAACCCTTGTCACTGGGAAGACATGGAAGGGGATAGACCTACAGATCAACGAGAACGAACTAAAGATGAGCCTTGTGGGCAATGCGGGGAACAAGAAGGCAAAGACAGACCTTGAGGCTAAGATTCCGCGCTTTTCGGACAAGGTGCTCGACTTTATCGGGCGCTACAAGAACGTGCCTATGACCTTTATTGTGCCTGATGCTGTAGGTACTTTGTGGGTAGTGGGAACAAAGATTAACCCTGCCTTTATGGATTCTGCTGATGCTACTACAGGCAAGAAAGCCGAAGACGATTCAGGGGTAACACTGAAGATCACCACCAACTCCAAGTTGTACAAGTATGCAGGAAGCATTGCTGAGGCATAATTATTAATGATTAACGATTAATGCTCAATGATTAATGGCAAAGGATCAAGTAAATAAGAACATGGCGACTACTTCCCCCTTAGAACAGGGGGAGGTTAAGCGCCTAAAGCCTAATCTGGAAGAGTGCTTCGAGGTGCTGCTCCCTGGAGGGCGTGTATACTACACTGGGGAGAAGGAAGTACAAGCAGGGTTACAGATCATAGACCTCTCGCGGGTGCCGTACAATGCCTTGGTACTATACATCACGGGGTTTAAGTACTTGGCGCTGAAAGAGGGGGCTGTGGCGCTCTTCTCGGAGCTGGGCGCAGCGACCCTTGAGAAGCTCATCGCCCAGAAGCGGGAGCACTACCCTAAGGACGTGCCGTACTTGGAGCGGGCGCTGGAGATGAAAAGAGGAGTGACTAATGATTAATGATTAATAACAAGTGACTAATGACTAACCACTGACCACTGATAACTGACATTATGGATTATAAAGCTCAATATAGGGAATTGGTTAATGAGTTGGAACGCCTTGGAGGAGATCTTCGAGGCGTTCCTCGCTACTATTCCTTAGAAGCAGAGGCAAAGGTAAGGCGACTTATCAAAGAGCGATCCGCCCAGCCCACTTGTGCGCCTGAGTCACAATCCACCTCCACAAGTGGGGTGACTCCACAGAGCGGAGAGCCCCCACAAAAAAGCGGGGAGCCAGCAAAAAAGACGGATTTTATTGCCGATTATCCTGTGGCACTGCATGGGGTGTATAGGGCTAAGCAAGAGGCGTGGCTCCGTGCCTGTTCGCTGAAACTTACACTGAATGCCGTACCTATGGAGGACGAAGTCAAAGCCTGCGAGATACAGCGGCAGCTATGGCAGCTCTTCGAGACGATGGACAATTGTGATGTGATGCTGCAATATTGGCGTGATCATAAGAAGATCCTTGAGCCAGTACAAGAAGATTACAGCCTCCTTACCCCTATGGAGCTTGTACAGCGCCGCAACACATTGCGCAGTAATATAGTATCACGAGAAAAGAGCTTGGCCAAGTGGGAAGAACAAGCAAAGAGTGAAGAGGGCATGACTGTGAGGAGCTTATGGGTGCTCAATGAGAAGATCGCCAAAAAGCGGGAGGAAGTGGAACAGATGAAACTACAAGTGAAGGAGATAGAAGCATTGATAAATGCCAATAATGATTAATGATTAATGGGGTAAAAAATTTTTTTCAAAAAACATTTGGTAGTTTCAAAAAAAGTCGTACCTT